TTCTGTTGGTGTACGGCTTTGACCACCGCCGCCGCCACCTTTGCCTCCTCCTCCACCGCCACCGCCAGAACCTGCAATGCCAAGACCAAGACCCGCATTGTGAACACGGATGCCAGCAGCAATGAAGGTATGGTGCCCTTCAACGGTCAGGTTGTAGACAGTGCCGGTGCCTGCGTTTGTTTTGCTGACGATGGGGCGCAGGTGCCCGTTGTGGTCTACTAGGCAGTCATCTGTGCCAAGGGTGTCGATTTCGACGAAGGCATTGAACTGGTTGAGCACCCAGTGGTTTGGAGTGGCGTCGAGGATCTGACCGCCCCAAAGCGTGTAGCTGGTGACAGGTTCGTTGTGGTGCTCATGGACCTTGAGCACTGCAGCTTCATGGATCTTGCCGTCGTGGTCAAAGCTCCAGACCAGATCACCTGGCAGTAGCTCATCAATGCGGCGTTCACCGCTTGGTGTGGCGATCAGGGTATGCCCTAGAAAGCAACCGCCGCCACCGGCGCCAACAATCCGTGTCATATCTGTTGATCCACGTCAAGACCGCTGGATAGCACAGCGGAACCTACAAAGCAGCGCCCGTAGGCGATTGGCACGGGCAAACCTTGCTTGGCGGTATTAACAATTCCGCTGAAGGTAAAAGATTCCATCTTTGCCGCTTCACGACCACGTTCAAATACGCTTGTTGATTGAATAGGGGAGGGTGAAATAGCTTGCGCGATTCCGCCTAATACTAACGATGCGCCCATACCGCTCAAAGCAACACCCATGCCAGTTAGAAAGGCTGATCCAACAAATTGACCAGCCCCAACCGCTGCTGCCGCAGTACCGGAAGCAAGTCCACCACCTAAACCCACCGTGCCAAATAGTCCAGCACCAGGCAGCAGGAATGACAGGGCAATCAAGCCAATGCCAATCCCAATTTGACCGCCAATACCACCAGCTCCAGTCAAAACAGGCGTAATACTGAAAACTTCTTTCTCACTCCAAGGGCAAACAATCAACCCTGCATTTTGTTCATTTAGTTTTTCTTTTCCGATTGCTACGCGATAACTTACGCCATCTTGTTCGCTGTCAATCAACCACTTTTCAAGACCGGGAAAATTGACGCACAGCGCCTTGAGTGCTTGCGCTGGGGTGTCAACATCAAATTCAAAACGGCATTGCCCCAGCTTTTTGCGGAGTGCGCCGTAGACCTTAACGACTTTCATGCCGAAGGGCGCAGGCAGTGCTCTTCAAATAATAACCGCCGTACAGATCCCTGCTACTAAGCCGCCTTTGCAGGTGGTGGATGATCAACTGATCGCCCAGGTACACCGCCGCATGGTTGGGCAACGATGACTCCATGTGCATCAAGATGGCGTCACCGTACTGCAGTTCCTCCAGTGGTATCTGGTGGAATCCTTCCTTGGCGAAGTTGTCCATGTATAAGCTCTCGCCCTTGAGCCAGAACTGATCACGGCGGTCGTAGTCCTTCAGATCCAGTCCAAACTCCCGCTTGTACCAGTCCCTGCAGAGGCTGTAACAATCGACAATGCCGAACACAAACTCACGCCCGACGTAAGGCAGCTCGAATCCATCAGGCTCGCAATAGCCCCACAGTTCGGTCTGAGGATTGACGATATGCCAGGGCAGCCCAGATTTTTCGCACGCGACGCGATCAGCCTGTGACGGAGCGTGGTTGGTCTTGGGGTGGCTATGGACTACCGCCACGATTTCGCCTTGATCCTCAACCTCGGCGTACTGCAGCGGATCCAGAACAAAGTGCTCGTCCGGTGTTTCCGCCAGGTTGCGGCATGGGAAATACCGTCTGCGCCCTTTGACGACGGCAACAAGACCGCAGGATTCAGCAGGGAACTCTGCTTTGGCGTGCTCCAGTGCCTGCTGCTGGATGGTTTTTGACAGATTCATTCGGTCAAACCTGCACCGGGGAACGAGCCAAAGGGTAATTCAGCCTTGGCGCCAAACCGCAGCTTGCACGAGCTGAGGCGTTTGCCGCACTTGTCGGCAGCCAGCGTGGCAACAGACTGATCGTTGACATTGAAGTAAGTAGAGCCTGTGTAGCTGCACTCCGTGCTGCGGTATTGCCATTGGCAGATATTGGCGATGATCTGTCGCTTAGGGATCATCACACCAGCAAGGTCAAATTTGCTAGCAAGCTCAAAGCTGACGCTATCGCGGCTTTCGCTCGCCTTGCGATCTATAAACCAAATTTCATCTGGGAACTTGGCGTGGGGGTCTGCTGCTGCTTCGCCGTCTAAATATTTCTTCAATGTGCGGATGCGCTTGACGGTGGCGCCACCAAGGTCATTGCCTGCTGTGGTGGCATTTACGAGCAACAGCAGTGTTGTCATCGTGCCGTCTAGGTTGGTGATGGTCAGCGTGGGGCGCGGCAGTGTGCCGGTGTTGGTGTATTCAAAGCCCTCCGCTTTTACTGGTAGGCGGGTGTATGAGTTGCCGTTCCAGATGATGTTGCCGCTGACGTTAGCGTTAGCGCCGTTATGAAAGCGGTACGTGTCGTTGCTACCGTGCAACGTTGTGTCCAACGTTAGCTCAAACAACTCAATAATTGCACTCGGTGCAATGGCGGCTAGATCCTCGTAGCTGCTAGCAATCGCAACCCATGTGACCGTGTTATCGGTGACGTAACTGCCAACGTCTGTTGCCCAGACAGGTTGTGTGGCGCCACTGGTGCCAGCCGTAGTGCATTTGAAAACAAGACCTGATGCCTGCAGCGTTGTAGAACGCCGGATGTTGCCAACGGCAAAGGCAGTGCTAGCGGTCCAGGGTGCGTATGCCATTACGGTTCAAAGACTTGGCGGAAGGTGGCTTGAATGCTATTTATGTTGCATGAAATCATTGTTGTTGACCATTCATCACAGACCCATTTACCAGCAGAGCCATATGGCGGGGTCCAATCAAATGACTCAACCGCACCACGTGCCTCTAAAAAATTATTGATGTTGTCACGCTCAGTATCTGTACGATTATTAAATGTCAATCTCCAAACAGAAGGTTGAGTATTCAAGCCATATGCCAGACGTTGTTCATATCCATCGCCAAACTGCACGCGACGCACGATAGGTGCTTGAGTTTCGCCAGCGTCAAAATCTGGTGTGAATGTAAATGTCGCCATCAGCGTGTACCAGAAAGTAGTCCGCCTGGACGTTGCTGCTTGATTATCTCACTCTGCACTGCAGATGAAATAGCAACGCCCAAAGCTTTTGCATTTGCGCCTTCGCCTTCCACCGCACTGCTCTTGGCATCGACGTTCACCACTACACTAACGGGTCCCCCGCCACCGGCAGATTCAATGCCGAGGCGACCATCACGGCCGCGACGCAGCGGCATGATCGCCTCAGGTCCGGCTTCGCCCATCAGGCCAAGATTCCCCGCACCACCGTTGGCGAAGGCGAACATGGTCGGCTTGTCAATGATGCCGCCCTTGCCAAAGAAGCCAACTGTTGTGCTTAGTTTGCTTGCAGCGCTAAGAAGATTGCTGCCGCCACCCGAGGTTAAATTTCTAATTCCCTCCATGATTGGCGCGATGATCAGCAACCGCGTGATCATGCGAGTGGTTTCCTCGATGATCGACATTGCAAACTGCCTGAAGTTAAACGTGCCAGTGGTCACCAGGCTAACGATTGAATCCTCTAATCCCTTAAAACCACTGATGGTCAGGTTGGCAAGGTTCGCGCCAAGCGTGCCGATGCTTTCAATGTAGGAACTGATGCCAGCGTTAAAGTCTTCCATGGCCGAGGTGGTCTTCTCGACTGAGATGTAGAACAGCTCGCCACTCATGCCAGCCTCGAAGCCAGCGCCGTAGAAATCCTTAAATGCTTTGATGCCCGCTTCGATGCCTTCGAACTCAAGCCTGCGCAGATCAATCGACAGCTTCCGCTGAATGTTGGCCTGCTGCTCACCGCTCAAGGCTGCACGGAAAGCCTTGTCAGATGCAGCGATTGCAGCGCGGCGTTTCTCCTCAAACTCCAGCGCAACCTTCTTAACAGGGTTAGTTTCGCGTTCAATATTTAATGCTGCTTGCGATTGCTTTAACGCTTCAGCAGAATCAAGCAATGCTGCCTTACGCCGTTCTGCTTCATCTTTTGCCTCCTGCTTGCCGCCGTCACCAGTCCGCAAACCACTGATGTCAGGCGTTGTACCGGGTGGTGGGGTTGGAATGTTTGGCATCTGCAAGCCCTTGCCCAGAGTGTCGCTGATCCGATTTGTCAGATCATCGATCATCTTGCCCACGCCAGCCACCAGGGCAAACGTGCCAAGCGTGCCAGCAGCGACAGCAGCAACAGCTTTGGCTTGAGCTGGTCCAGGAGTCTGCAGCGCAGCGATCACGCCCAACACCGAAGCCCTGGCCGTCTCGATTGCTAACAGCGTGCGCTGCAGGATCACCATCGGCCGCAACACCTTGAGCACTCCACCAAGTGCAGTGGCAAAGGTGGTCACGTTGGTGGCAATGAACACGCCGGCAGTCACGCTGCCAAGCACAACCATTGTCTTAATCAAGGTCGCCGCAATTTGCTGTAATCCAGCCGCACCGCCGATCGCCTTGTAAAACTCGGTTGCCATCGTGCCGACAAAGGTCGCAACCTGGCCAACAACAGTCACCAGACCACTCAGTATGGGCAGCAATGCGGAGCCGACCTGCACGGTGAGCACGGTCACCTGCGCCTTCATGATTCCGAGCGAATCGTTGAAGGCATCAGCCTTGTTCGCAAAGTCTGGACCGATGCCCAGACCGAAGCGCTGTATCTCCTTGCTGCCGAGATTCAGGATTGGAATCAGCTCGCTGCCAGATTTGCCGAAGATCTTCATTGCCAGCGCGGCCTTCTCCGGTCCATCGCGCATCGCAGCAAAGCGATCAGCTACATCGAGAAACACTTTGTCGGCTTTCCGCAGCGTGCCATCGGTTTCGGTGGTGCTGACCGCCAGCGTCTTAAATGCTGCAGCAGCCGGACCACCTGCAGTAGCCGCGGCCACCATGTTCTTGTTGAGCAGCGTCAATCCTTTGGCAACACCTTCGATGCTGCTGCCGCTCAGTTCGGCTGCCACCTTGAACTGGCCTAGCGTTTCAATGCCGACGCCAGTGCGCTGCGATAAGTCGCGCATGTCATCGGCTAAGTCGATTGCGCCCTTGATTGCAGCGCTAAATCCACCCACAGCTAGCGCAGCACCAAGGCCGCGGAATGCCATGCCCAGGCCAGCCACAGCCATCGAGGTATTTTTGACCTGCCCTTGCAATCCCTGCATGGAATTGCCAAGCCGACGGATATTGTTCTCGCCCTGAACGTCTGCCTTGATCCGCAGCATGGCATCCATGTTCATCGCCATGGCTATGCCCCCTGCTTATTAATCACCGACATTGCCGCGGCCTCCATCACCTGAAGATCCTCCAGCAGCGCGCGTGGTTCGCTTACGTCGTACAGCTTAAACAACCATTGGACTGCTGCATAGTCCAGCCCAATCACTCCGCTCATTGTGGTGCGCCATTGGGTCTGAACCCTTAGAAACATTTCGACAACATGCCAGTTCTCTGGCCAGATCCCGAAGTCTTCATCCGGTGGCGCCGGCAACTCAGGCAGCGCAAGACCTAAGGCCGCGGCATCGTCGGCGGTTTCGTCAATGACACCACCGCCTGCCCAATGCTCAGCGGCCTCGATCAGTTTTTTCGCTTAGCCCCCTGCAGGCTTTCGAAGTAGGCCACTGTGATCGCGCTTGCCAACATCGGCACATCGAGCAACTGCTCAAGTGCCTTCTGGCTGAAGGGCACCTCCTTGCCATCACCATCTGTTACGCCAGACCAGCCAATCAGCACCTCAGCTGCCAGGTCGGCATCGGTGATCTCCTCACCCTTAATCTGCTGGCCAATCTCAGTGATTCGTGATTGACTCAACCGACGAAATTCCCCATCGAAAGTCTGCCGCTGCATACGGCCACCATCGACGGGGATGTCAAATGCAATCGGCCAGCTGTAGGCGTCCGACTGCTTCAGTACAAAAGCCAAGATCAGGTGTAGACGAGACTCAACTCATCATTGCCTGAACTGGTCGGAACTGCAATGAAGGGCAGATTCAACATTGTCACACCGTCCTGGTCGCTGTAAGTCAGGTTGCCAAGGTCTGACTGTGCAGTGGTCATTGTGCAGCGGTTGCCAGCTGTGGTGCCGTGTTGAAACGTGATGCTGCCAGTGCTCGTGCCGGTTGCGATCGTGAAGTAATCCTTGGCCGTAATGGTTGGCGCCTCAATCACGATCGTGCCACTAGGTGCGCGGTTGGTGATCATGATCTCCTTGGTGCATCCAACCAGCTCCCTGTAGATCACATCATTGGCAATGCTGAAGTTGTATGACTGCAGACAGCCTGCAAACGAGAACGCTGTGAAGTTTGTGGTGTTTGTCTCTTTGAAGATCAGAGGCGTTGCTTGCAGTGCATAGGTAGGAGTCGGCAGCGTCTCATCAGTCGGCGCGTTATAGATGCCAGTCATGGTGAATGCAATCACAGGCACCTGGCCAACTTCACCCGTGATCTCAAACGTGCCACGGCAGCCAGTCAGCTTGTGGCGAATGCCATCTTGGTGGTAGTGAATCGTGCAGCTCTCAAAGCTGGTGCTGATCGGGGCATAGGTAACACTGGTGCTAGCAACGATCGTCTGCCCAACACCACAGCTACGCAGCACAGGACCGTAGGCAGGCGCAGTGCCAGCAGTGCCGGATCCCGCAAGCTCAACCTCGAAGGTGACTTCGACGCGAGTCTGAGCCAGCAGTTGATCGGCCTGGCCCATGTATGGGCGGATCAGATCGCGGTTGACCGTCTCGGCAACTAGCGGTTGGATTTCTAGGTTGCGAACAAGAATCGCATTGCTAGCTCCGGTTGGCGACGAATCTGTGCCGTAGGTGCTTTCAATTTTCGCCAGAATCAGGCGCCGGCGAGTCAGAACTGAAGCCATCGGAGGCTACCTCGGGTTGTGGATGGGGAGCCGGCTGGGTCCGCTCGACGAGCTTTCGCTTGCCGGTTTTGTTGTCGACCAGATAGCTGCCGCCCTGGCCTTGGTATTCGTCCATCATCGTAGCTACTAAGGGCTCTGCGCCAAATTAGCAACCTTCGTCCGATACTTCACCACGAAGTCGCAGGTGATCACACCAGATGGCTGATCAGCTTCCTGCAAATCAAAGCCTACGCCTGTTGGCTGCACGTCATAGGCAAACCCATTACAGGTCAGGTCAGCCATGATCTTGGAATGCAGTGACTCAATAATCGGATCAGCAACCTGATCAGGAATGTCGCCGCGGACAATCACAGCCACCCGCACAGTCATTGTCCAATCCAGTGATGGCGCACTTGTGAGTTGCACACAGACATCACTGATAGGTTCGACTACCAGTGCAGGCAATTCACCACGCGCAAGAGGTTCGACACGGCTTCGGTAGATCCGTGTGCCGACGTTCGTTGTACCTGTGAGGTTTGTTCGGATCCGCGCCAGGATCGACTCACGCCGGGTTGTCATGTCCTTTGGATGCCAAGCTGTACGAATTGCCCATCGTCAATCAGCATCGTCTCCCGCACTGTGTAGGCGACGCTATCGACGGTGATCGCAGCGCCACGAATCAACGCGCCAAATGCTGTGGCTCTGGCAGTCAGCGTGAAGTCAGTCGTTAAGACCATCCCATCGCTGATCACTTGGCTAGGCATGTCCAAGATTCCCTTGGCTGTAGTTGCTCCAGAGGTGCAGGTCACCCCGAAGTCTTCCAAGAAAATGTCGAGATCCTCAGTTAGTGCCATTTGCTTTTGCCTTCCGAGTTGCTTTTGGCTTCTCTTCTACAGCCACCGCTTTGACAGCACGGCCCAGCTGGATCAAAGTTTCAGCGAGTGCCGCTGGCAATTCATAATCCTTACCCGCCTCAAGGTGTTCGCCATCGGCAGCGCAGGAGGCGATGATTGAAACTTTCATAGAAAGAAAGGGGCAGTTGCCTGCCCCTCCTCCTTATCAGGTGGTGGTGATGTCCAAGATGGCGGCGAAGCTCTTCGGATCG